AGAACATCCTCCTTTAGATGAAATAGGAGGAGCAATGATAGATATAATAGAATCTTATCGGTTTGGTTCATTGACTAAAGAAGTAGCTTCCCAACAATTAATAACACAATTTAAGCCAGCGTTAACAAAACATATAGATCAATCTTCTGATATAAATGATTTAATTTATAATTAAAAATATCTGCTCTCAGCAGAATAAAACAACAAGATTAGCCTAAGTATTGTCATGAAGACTGTGCTTAGGCTAACTCTATTTTGCATCATGATGCTTACTGGATCCTGCACAATCTATACAGAAAAACAATCAGAAGCTTTGTCCAAAGTAGTATATGCTACTAAAGATTCTTTAGATGCAGCCAGAATTGATTTAGCTGATACATATTCAATAGAAGCAACTAGGATTATTAAACCTCCAAAAAACAGAATTGAAATTCAATCAATGTATGAGTCTTCAGGTAGTTTAGCCAGTTCTACGGTTAAATCAAATATTAAACAACGAGTAGTAGTCATTCCAGAGAAATATAAACACGATATCGTAGTAGTTGTCAGTTCAATTGAATACCAAAATTTATTAAAAGATAAAGAAAATTTTGAATTGGTAAAAAAAGACCACGAACTATTAGTAAAAGCTAAACAAGACGTCGACGAAGAACTTACGCGGCAAGCAGAATTTCATGATAAAATGGTGAGAGACTTAAATACGTTGCAGAAAAAAATAGCTGAAAAAAATCTTACTATATTAAAACTTAATTGCATAATTGCTGGATTAGTAGTGGCGTTGAGTGTAGGAGGATTTTTAATAATGAAAGGAATAATATAATATATGATAACAGATGTACTAAAAACAGCTGCCTCGTTTTTGCAGCAAGGAGTTGCTCCTCCAAATACTCCTCCAGAACAAGTAGAAGAGCTTGCTAATACTAATCATCTTGCTTCTAAAAAGTTTTTTTTAGCTATTTCAGGATTTGTAATCTTAGGAATATTTTATGCAGTAAGTGTTGCAGTGTTGTTTTTAATGGCTGACAATTCATCAGCCGTTTCTTCATACACAACTATGTTCACTAAAACAATGGAAGTGTTTGCAACAATCATGGCGTGTTATCTAGGTGGTCAAGCTTTAGTGGATTTGAGATATAGCAGCTCATCGAGTGCTTCAATGCAAGGAACAACCAGCGATTCTGCAAGTAGTGCAGTCAGCGACAGCAACAACACAGCCACATACAATGCTAATATAACTGAACAATTGACTGTTATTCACACAAACTCAAAGGAGGATGATTATGAACTCAATTAAACCTTCTGAAAATACATTAAAATTATTATTGGAATATGAAGTTGGGGGTGGTCAGAAATATTATGAAAAGTTTCTTTCCAAATTTACATGGCCTGGTGGGGCATCTGGACCAACAATAGCTATTGGTATAGATTGTGGTTATTACATGCAGCACGAGCTTGCGGAGATATTTTCATTTCTTCCTACAGACCAAATACACTTAATACAAGAAGCATCTGGAAAAACAGGTCAAAACGGTAAAGCATATACATCAAAATTAAGAGCTACAGGTATTACGGTAAGTTGGGATCATGCTTTAGAAATATTTGAAACGCTCACATGGCCAAAATTTACAAAGTTAGCTGAAAAGACGTTTCCTGGATTAGCTGACCTACATCCTGATGCTTACGGAGCAATTGTTTCGTTAGTTTTTAACCGTGGCACTTCATTGCGTGGAGATTCGCGTCAGGAAATGAGAGTAATTAAAATGCTTATTCCTGATAAGCAATACGAAAAGATAGCTGAACAATTTAGAAGTATGAAACGTATATGGAAGGGTAAAGGGCTCGATGGTCTCCTTACGCGTCGGGAAGCTGAAGCATCATTAATAGAATCTGTAGCATGAAAAATATTACTAACAAAACCGAATTATTATTACAAACAATTAAAACGAGACAAATAGAATTAAGAAAGTTGTCTGCTTGTTTAAGCAATGCAAAATCTAAAAAAATAGTATCTATAAAAAACTCTGAAATAAAACAAGAAAAGTTTTTATTAGATTCAGATGTATTATTATATAAAGCAATATGATTGAAGAAGCTTCTATACACGACGAGGACGGATGGTCAAAATATCAATTGTTGGTACTTCAACAATTAGAAGATCACAATATTGTTCTTCAAAATTTTAATAAAGAGATTATTTCAATTAATAAAACAATAGCTGTACACGAAGCAGAATTGAAAATGTGGAAATCTCGAATGGTTTCCGATGTAGAAAAATTAGAAACAAGCATAGAAGAAATTTTGTGTGACGAACAATGCGTTGATCAACGTCTATCATTAATTGAAAAAAATGTGCACGCAGAAGAGCAAGTTGAAATTCAATCTAAGTATCGATTGACGTTATATATTTCTATACTAACTGTTGTTTTAAATGTTATAATACAAGCTGCAGGAATATATCTAAAAATTAAATAATATGTTTTGGGTTGGCTCTAATGGTCCTACTATAGAAAAGGATCCAACTATACAAAAACTCAGACAAGATGTTGCAGATCAATTGTGGGACATTGTTAAAACAGAAGAAAGTTTGGTTGAAGACAAAGAACAACTTAGGTTTGTATCTTTTGAAGACGCTTTGAGGGAGCTAATTAGCACAAAAAAATCCTCTGTCTTTTAAACTTTAAGTTGCCTTGTCTGTTTAATTGTGGGAAGGTATACATACAAAGATATGACTATCCTAACTACCGAAGAAGCAATCAAGCTAGTACCCGCAATTGGAGCCACCGCTCCTTCAACTAAAGTTTCTGACAGCTATCAGTTTGTCTCTAGTCGAGATATTCTGGATCGTGTCCAACAAGACGGTTGGAGAATTACTAACGCCACCTCTCAAGGTCAAAAAGAACATGCTCAACATCGAGTGACACTCGTCCATCAAAATGATTTGGATAATATTCAAAATCTAGAAGGTATTCCTCGGATGGAAATGTTTAACTCACACAATCGCACAAAGCGTTTGATGTTTGCTGTTGGATACTTCCGTTTTGTTTGTTCAAACGGTCTTATTGTTGCTTCGGGTCCCGCTGAGACAATTCGTACTAAGCATCGGTTTTCTGATGACAAACTCAATGCTATCATGGAGCAAGTATCTCATATTTCTAATCGGTTTCCTTTAATTAATAATAAAATTAAACAATTTAAGAATCGAGAGCTGACAGAAGTAGAACAGGCTGCGTTTGCTCTATATGCGCTTAAAGGCCGCTATAATTATCGTCCCGCAATGCCAAAGCGTTTCAGCAATACAAACGAAACACTTAATAAGCTTTTAAACGTACGGCGCAAACAAGACGAAGGTCCTTCTGCTTGGGCCGTATACAACCGAGTACAAGAAAATCTCGTTAATGGAATTGAAGGATTTACTCGACCAATTCGTGGTTATACAGACAGTGTACGAGTAAATCAACTCCTCTGGAAAGGAGCAGAAACCACGCTTGAGTTTGAACAAGAGCATCTAAGCAATGCATTTACATCCCTTCTTACAAAAGACGGTAAGAAAGGAAAAATTTCAGCTTAATTTAAGTACTATTAGAGGGGGAAATCCCCCTCTTTATCTTATAAGTGAAAGCTTTTAATACTAAAAAAACAACAAAAGAACAATTAGAAAAAGCATTTGTTCTTTTGCAAAAACAGCTGGAGTAAATAGAGTGACTTTTAATTCTACCGGAAAAAAAGTAAGCGGGAGTTATCATTCATATAAAAAAAATATCTATATTAATATGGATGCAACAAAACAACATATGTTGCGAACATTTTTTCACGAATTAGCACATCATGTTGCAGCAAGCCAAAATAAATGGAAAAGCTATCATTTTAATTTAATTGATGAAATAGATGCAGAGTTAATGTATAGTATTGAAAATAAAATTGATAAAATGGCTCAAACTCTTTGGTATAAAAATGTTAATTTAACGCAGTGGGGGAAGTATAAATACTTTTATCCAAAATCTCAAAAAAACCTATTCCTAAGCAAACTATAATGACAGACATATCAGCATACATCTACAAAGACGGAGATAAATTTTATTTTGATCCAGTAAATTACACAAACGATATCAACAAAAATTTATCAATTGGATATGAAGACGGAGATATGGTAAAATGGGTTTGGGAAAATAATAAATTGACAGGAATTTTAAGAGAAGAAGGTGTTGGAGTAAATCTTTTTGTAATAAAAAATGTTAAAACTATTCAATGAATATAACTAAAGAACTTTCTATTTTTAATAGAATAACATTTGTTGAAAAGAATCATTCATATCTAATAGATGGGGTCCCGTCCGGTAGTCCATCAGTTACTAAATTATTAAAAAAATTTAAAAAAGAATTTGATAAAGAAACCATTGCTGCTCGAGTAGCAAAAAAAATGAAAGTAACAGTCAATCAGGTATTAGTTGACTGGGAACTTAATAATCTATATTCAACTACTTTAGGTTCAATGTTGCACAAATACATTGAAAATTTTTATTGTAATAAACGAGTAGAATTTGAAGGAAAGTTTGATGGATTAGGTCTTGATGAGAAACAAAGAATTGCTGAAAACCTACCCAAACTTATTGGTTATTTTCAGAATTTTTATAATGATTATAAACATTTGATATGCGTTAAAAATGAAATTGTGCTTGGAGATTTAGAAGATACAAGAGTGTGTGGAATGTCAGATCTGCTTTGCTATAATACTCAAACAGATCAATTAGAAATATTAGATTTTAAGACCAATAAAAAGATGGAAAAAGTAAGTCCATATGGAACTTTGTTTTATCCGTTTGAAAATATGTCTGAAGGAGAAATTAATGAGTATACCATTCAGTTAAACACTTACAAATATTTTGTAGAAAAGTATACCAATTTAAAAATAGACAAGCTACGACTTATCTGGTTTAATGTAATAAATGACTCTTATAGAGTCATTGATTTAGAAAACATTCAACCTCAAATTAATTTAATGTTTAACAAATTTAAATCAGCTTCTTTATTTGTAGAACAATAAACAAAGATAGAACGTAGATAGGAGCTATTATAATGAGATTTGAATGCATCACTGAAACCCCAATAGATAACCAAAGAATTAAACAAAAAGGACAACTAATTAGTTTGCCAAAAAATTTTAGTTCTGTATTGTTTGTTTGTATTGCTTGCTCATACAAGAAGTCTGGAAAATACTTGTCTGGATTTTCTACTATAAACGAAGCATAGTCTAATCTAATTTGTTCTGCTATTCCTAACAACTGACCGTACTGAACTAACCAATCAGTATAAAACCAAATAATAGAAATAGCAGAAATCCAAAAAGCAGAGTAAAAAATTTCATGTAATAGCATAAATAAATATAACTTAATTATGAAATTTGATGATCTATACAACCGGGTATTCATTCGTGAACAAGACGAACCTTCTGATGTCAACACTGAAGTAGCTCATCCTGATAATTTTGATGACGTAGAACCATTGCCTCTTCCTGAGCCTACTCCAGAAGGAGAACCCACAGAAGCTGCTCTTCCAACATCTGCAAGCCTCACAGACTATATGAAGCAATGTCTAGATTTTGCAGATAAATTGCAAAGTCCTAACGGAGAATGTTTGCAATCATTGGTAGTATCTTTAAACAAACCTGCTACTCCTTTTGAAGGAATTGATAGACTTAGCGCTGATGTCGAAGATGCAGCTGAAAAGCTCAAGAGAATTGCTGGAAGAATTTTGAGCTTCACTATTGCAGCTCAAAAAGTAAAGTAGTCTTTGACTATCTTGGTATTTCCTGTATTATTAAAGCGTGGAGCTAAATCAGGAATTTCTTATTGAGACCTTTTATTCTTATTGCAAAAGACCATTGCATAAGAAGTATCAAAACGTATTCAACGCAGAATGTCCTGTATGTAAAGAGGGAAAATCTGCTGGTAGATCCAGAAGATTGTTCTACTTTCCTCACAAACAATACTTCTTTTGTCATAATTGTTCCAAGTCTTGGAGACCTTTTGAATGGGTAAAAGAAGTTACTACATTAACTGTTCCTGAAATTATTAAAAGAAACAATGAAAAATCAGGAGAAATTTTTAAAGCAATTAAACCAATTGCTCCTATTAAGGAAGTAGTTATTTCTGATCTTCCTGAAAACAGTATAGATCTTTCTGATCCTGTTCAAATATAGTTCTACAAAGATAATAAATTTGTCAAATTAGCGTTAGAATATTGTCACAGCAGACGATTACTTACAGCTACAAACAGCTGTAAGAAATTTTATATATCATTGGATGATAGAGTTCACAAAAACAGATTGGTTGTACCATTTTATGGAGATAACAGTAAAGTAATTTGTTATCAAACTAGAGCTCTGACTCAAAACCAGTTTCCAAAATATCTTACTAAATTTGGAGAAAAAGAATTGTTTGGATTGCCTAATATAGTTTCTTCAATACCTTATGTGTTTATATTTGAAGGACCAATTGACTCAATGTTTGTTAAAAATGGAATTGCAATGGCTTCTTTGGCTCCAACAGAAAATCAAATACATCAGCTAAATAATTTGATTGGTTATCAGCAAATTTATGTTTTTGATAACGACAAAAACAACAAACAAACTGCTTCTAAGATTGAAAAATATATTAAAGAAGGAAAGCAAATTTTTATTTGGCCAAAAGAATTTAACAAATTTAAAGACTTTAATGAAATATGCTGCAGTTTAGATTTGGATGAAATTTCTTGGAAATTTGTATTAAAAAATTCAGCAAAAGGTCCAGAAGCTTTAATTAAACAAAAGTTGTTTAAGTCCCCATATTCTGAACCCCTAAAGTAGCTCCTTTGAATATACCTGTTAGATTTGCTAATGAAAATCCTTCTTTAGTTTTAATATAATCAGCTAAATTTTGAAGTTGTTTTAATAAATTAGTAGCCTCTTGGATAGAATATTTTGTAGAAGCTTCTCTAATATGATTTAAATTGTACGTGGAGCTCCCGTCTTTATTCTTAAACGGCAGACTTTCTTCTGGTTCTTGTTGTTTTTCTTCTGCATTTGCTTTATTGTCTTTTGATGATCCTTCTCTGCTATCGTAAGGATCAGTTATACTAGATGGAACCATTTCCTTTAGTATTTGACGAGATAAAAGTTCATAAGATTGATCAAAAGAAGAATTTACAGCTGTTTGATTATTAGTATTGTTTGTTGAATCTGTTTGAGTGTTTGTAGGATTAGTTGCTGAGACATCCCAGTTCATAGGAACTGCTGGTTTATTTCCTCCTAAAAACTCAGCATATTTTTTAGAATCTTTTAGTAGAAGGTTTGCCTTTTCTTCCCCAATATTAATATTTGTTTGTTGTTCGTATAAAGCATATGCAGCTAAAGATACATTAACCAGATCTTGCACAGTAACATCATCGTAAGTAGCTTTTAATTTTTGATCGTTAATTGCATATTTTCCAGACACTAAATTCCACGGAGCTAACATAATATCATTTACTATTTTTGTTCCATCTACCATTTTTAATATGGGATTTAATTTAGGAATCATTAATTTTTTACGTATAGATAATAAATTAAATATAATTTGATAAATTGAGCTATCTTTTGGTAAAGATTCTAATCTCAATTTTCCTAATTCTCCTTGCACTTTAGCTAGGGCTGATTGTTTTACACTCTGGGCCCATGGATCTGACGCAACATAATCCATAGGTTTCATGTTGCCTTTGTTTTTATCAATTTGAATTTGTAGTTTTTTAATAAAACTGTCGACAATTTTAACCGCTAACGTAAAATCTGGTTTAGTCTTTCCTTTAAACGCTTGTTGATGTAATTGGGAACAAAGATCCAACAAAGGATAATTGCTTTCAATTCTGGGAAAATTTTCAGCTGCTTTTGTACCTCGAGTTGATCCATAAGAGACTTGATAACATATAGAATTTAACTCGTCTTTTGTACACATAGTATATCCTTTGGGCCCAAAGCTCTTTGTCCAAATTGACATCAATTTATTGTATGGATTAGAAGGATCATTAATTAAAAAATTTGATATAGCGTTCCCCACAACTTCGTCTTTATCTTTGTTTTTGTCCTCGTTTTTGTTTTCTTCGGTAGGATTAGACGGCTGCTGGGTTTGTTGATTGGAAACAGGATTAGACTCAGTAGTTTCAGCTTCTGTCAAAATATTTTCAACAATACATTCAAAATCAATCATAATGTTATTTATGGTTTTAAGCAGAGAAATTCAAAAGAAACCATAAATAAGAGTATGACGAAGACATTTGATGCAATTTGTAAAGGTATTCTCAAAGAAATGGTAACAGCTCCTACTCAAGGACAGCCAGCTCAACCAGGAACTCCTGCAGCAACTCCCGTTCCCGGCCAGCAGCCCGCTCAACCCAATCAGTCTGGACAACCTCAGCAACCGGATCCAGAATTAGCAAAGGCGTTTGAAACTTTAACAAAACATGCTGCTAATAACCAAGACCACATAAAAGCAATTACAGCTTTGCAGCAACTATTGACAGCTCAACAGCAAAATGCAGCCAACCAACAAAAATAAAACCCAACAAAACCGATGCACGTTTTGCGGTTCAACAGATCACGGTAAAGGTTGCCGTTACGGACCGCATGGAGTACATTTTCATCCGGACGATTCTACAAAATGCTCTTATTGTGGGTCTCCTGATTATGGCAAAGGATGTAAGTTAAATCCAACTAGCAATTTACATATCCACGGAGGAGTATATAATAATATGTATAAAGAATCTGTACAAAGTTTTTTAGATAATACAATATTATTAAAAGAACTTAAAAAAGAATATAAAGATTTTCAGTGCTATGAGTTGGGAATAATTGATGAACGAGGAAATAAGATTAAAAATCCAATTACAGAACAAGAACAAATAGCTTATTCATCATTTACTCGAACTATCTTAAAACTTAAAAAATATCTTGGAGCTAAAACGGAATTAATGGATGCTGGTAATTCTTTAGAAAAACTATCTGTTCCTATTAATGAAAATATTGAGCATTATAAAAAAGTTTTGATGTATCAAGATAAAGTAGATACCATTATTAATGAGCTATACAAAACATTAGACGAAGCTCAACAAGACGGACTGCCATTAGAGGATGTAAAAAAGCTCATACAAGCTTGACATATAACGGAAGCAAAGTAAGCTTTCCGTATGTCTACACAAAACATAACCATCAATCTAACTGAAAAGCAATTGGCCACTATTATTTCTGGCCTCTTATTTTCTTGTTCCGTCAATATTGTTTCTACAACAAACGAAGAATATCAAAAAGAGCTGTTTAATCTAGCTAAAGATTTAAAGCAAGTTAGTCCAGAGATTAAGCTTGACGATATTCAGTTTTTGAAAGAAGATAACTATGAAGATTCTCTGTCTTTGGACGTTCTGAGGGAATTTATTGATAATCTAGAAATTATTTCGTTTAATCAAATCTAACATATGTCAAAATTAACTAAACGCAACGTAAAAACAGTAAAGAGCGGAAACGTAACCATTCGTAAAACGGTAACTATTACTAAGACAATTAAGCCACGTAAAAAGTAACATGGGTACATATATTTCAACAAAAATTATTGAACTTGGTTCTTGTGCTTTTCGTCAATGGAAAGCCAAACATTCTCATTGTTCTAAAATTCATGGATATCAACTTAAAGCTAAATTCTGGTTTGGTTGTTCTGAATTAGATGAAAAAAATTGGGCTGTAGATTTTGGAGGATTGAAAGGTCTTAAAAAAATTTTACAAGATCAATTTGATCACACTCTTTGCATTGCAGCTGATGATCCTTTGAGAGGAATGTTTGAAGAACTTAATACAGCTGGAGGTTGTGATTTAAGAATAATGAAAGAAGGAGTAGGAATTGAAAAAACGGCAGAATGGTGTTTCAATGCAGCAAAAAAATTTCTAGCTGATAACTACGGAGATCGCTGTTGGATTGAAAAAGTAGAAGTTTGGGAACATTTAGAAAACAGCGCTACGTATGAAGAATGATGCCAATGTTTTGTAGGAGCAGATAAAATTTAATCATTCCCCTCTTAAACAAACTCAAACGTAAGCATGTCCCCAACATTAAAAGGATGGCTACGTTTTTGTTTGATGATCCATTGTCGTTGTTTAATGAATTTAACAATAGTAACTAAACTGCAACCAATTTCTTCAGCGTGCTGTTTTTTATTCTTATATGTTTTATAAAAAATTCCATTTACAAATACATTGTATGGTTTGTCTTGATAGTTAGTATAAGAAGGATCTTTTAATGTAGACATTAATGACCTATAATGCCTTTCTTTGTGGAGGTTTTTCTTTTCTTTAGTTCTATTTTTAATTGCTAATTTAACAGCATCGCTGTGCTTTTTGCCATATCTACGTTTAATCACTTCTTCTCGATTTGGTAAATTTGCTGTTGTATCTCCTCCTGCAGCAATTCTTTTAATGTTGTAATATTTTTTATTCTTATAAAAAAGTTCAGAATCTTTTATCATATTTAAATAATACTGCTCCCATGTATGTTGTTCATGTCTAGAACAACGTTTTAAAATTCTACGTTTAAAACAATTGGGACGTTTTTTGTAAGCTCTAAGCATTACTTTACTCGAGCATACATATCCATCATTTTCAGAGCCAGCATGTGAACCTACATAAAATCTTTTAGCAAAGGAATCGTACCATAAATACACAAAAGCGTTACATGTCATATTATTATTTATCTTAAATGTATATTTTTGTTTTGATGTTGTATTTTTTGCATTTTACAGTAAAGTGATTTAAATTATGACTGATATTAATAATGAACATCTATTTCTTAGTAATGATTTCCTCTTCCTAACTATTGAAGGGGAAGGAGAATACGTAGGACAGCCTTCCGTCTTCATGAGGATGTCTATGTGTAATTTGAGCTGTAAAAATTTTGCTTCTGTAGATAGTCCTAATGGATGTGATTCTTATATTTCTTGGTCAGTAAAAAACAAAATGACATTTGCTGAAATTTTTCAGTTAATGGAAAAAAATAATTACATTTATCACCTCAAGAATAACACAATTTTTAAGCTAACGGGAGGAGAACCTTTTGTTAGCCAAAAGCAACTTATTAAGTTTATAGAAGCTTTTGTAATTCATTACGGATTTCTTCCTAGAATTGATTTTGAAACAAATGCAACTCTTATGCCAGATGAGCGTTGGGTAACAGAATTTAATGCTACATTCACTACGTCTCCAAAATTGACCACTAATGGAGATCCTGAAGATAAGACATATAAGCCAGAAGTCCTTAAGTGGCATGTTGAACATAACTCTGGTTTTAAATTTGTTATCACCAGTTCAGAAGATATTGATGAAATTTGGAGAAAGTATGTAAAAGATACAAATGGAATTAATGTTCCTCTTAACCGCATTTGGTTCATGCCTTGCTGTGGATCTAGAGAAGAACATATTCAAAGAGCTCCTGCTGTAGTGGAATATGCAAAGGCAATGCATGTTAACTTTAGTCCTCGATTACACTTGCTAATTTGGGACAAAGCGCTGTCTGTTTAGTTGATATATTCTAAATTTGTTTTAATTATATTTTATGCGCATTGCCCTAATTGGAGCCCAAAACACCGGTAAGTCTACTCTTATTGAAGAGTTCATTAAAGCCTGGCCTATGTATAAAAGGCCAGAAAAAACATATAGAGATATTATTAAGGAACAAAATCTTAATATCAATAAAGAAGGAGACAAAACTTCTCAGAAAGCAATTCTTAATGCTCTAGTAGATGAAGTTCAGCTAGCTACAGCTTCAGATAATAAGCATATTATTCTTGATAGATGTACTGTAGATAACATTGCTTATTCGCTTTGGCATTATGCAAAAGATACTACTGGATTTACAACAGAATTCATTATTGATTGCAAAGACATTGCTGCTATTTCATTGAAATATATTGATGTAATTTTTTATGTGCCAGCTCGAAAAGAAATTCCTATTACAGCAAAAGAAGGAAGAGAATTAGATCCTGTTTTTAGAGAAGAGATTGATAATATCTTTGATTCTTTGGTAGAATCTTATTAAAAAAACACAGGGGCATTTTTTCCAAAAGAAGATTGTCCTGCCGTAATTCGTCTTGAAGGACCTCCGGATATGTGGATTCCTCAAATGAGGCTCTACATCAAAGACAATGGAAACGGTTACGGAGAAGAAGATGGAACTCTAATTGATCCATCAAATGTAGTACTAGACGGAGAAGAACAACCGTTTTAGTTAGGCTTAATCTTTAGCCTTGAAATAAGGTTAGTAAATTTTTTTTGAGTTTTCTGTTTCTTTAAACTGTTTTCAGCAGCAGTTTCCAGATCTGGAGAACTCAAATCAAATTTGCCACAATAAGGCATTGGAACGTATTCCATTATGCCTGCAAAATAGTTATCAATAAAGTTACCAACTTTTTGATTTATAGATTTTTTGGACATACAGAGTACTTTTGGAAAGGTACTCTGAGTTGTGCTGTATGTAGCTTCTATGCTTTTTAAGCAAAAGCTCAGAATAATTCTTCTTCCGTCAGCACTATTTAAATGTATACTATGCTTTAAAGCAAAATCCGTAGCTAGTTTCAGCCCTTTTTCAAAAGAGGGATAAATATCAATTACACAAATTCTAGACTTTGGAAACACTTTTGTCATAATTTAAAATTCTTAGGAGGACGGCCAAGGCGACAGTTTACAATTCCGTTATAGTAACACTCTTTTAAAAGTACGTCGTTTAGCAGTTGTAGCTTTATTTCTTTATATCCTAGCTCAAATTTAGAATTACACCACTCTAAAATCATAAAGCTAAAGTTTTCTTTTCCGTACTTGGCAATATCTTCATTAAGCTCTTTTGAAGATCCAGTATATGTTTTCCAGTCAGATTGTTTTTGATCTATTCTGTTTCGAGTTTTACCTTTTAAGGGTTTGCGTTTAATTCTAGCAACACACTGTTTCTTTCCTATGTATCTCTTGGGTTCCGTTAACGCGTTGTTAATGATCTCATAAACAAAACCAAATGCCTCTTCTTTATATTCTAGTCCATTTATCAATTGCCAGTGTCCTAAGTCCATGTTAGCGTTTTTTACTAAATTTTGATTTGTAACCTTTACTGGTCCGAGAAGATTTTAAAGAATTGCCTCTTGTATGTTTTCCCATTTTGTTTTGATGAGGTTTGTGTTGAGACATATCATCGTGGGGTTCATGGTGACTATAATTTACATGACTCGCTCTATTGTGTCCCCAATGATCTCCATGTTGATTAGAATGATGGGAAATGGTGTTAAACTTACCTGTATTAGTTACCAATCCTCCTAGTACGGTATGACCAGAAGACTTTCCTTTGAGGGATGTTTCTGTGGTATTTTCTTGTATAACTAACTCTACCAATTCTTGAAATTCCATAAAAATAATTAATATTTCTTTCTATATCCTTTACGTTTTTTCAAACCCCCTCGAGTAAGCACTCCTCCATATAAACTTTTTGGAGTTCTAGTGTCTCCAGGAGCATACGTATCTCCGCTAAACGTTGTTGCTGTAGCTCCTACGTTTGAACCAAAAACAGAACCTGCTCCTCCTGCAACTACGTCTTCTTTAAGAACTCGTTCAACTAATTTTTGAAACTCCATGTAATTATTTAATAAAAAAAAGAAATTTGATAAATAAATTCCATGAAGAATAAGGATCAACTTTTATTAGAATCAGCTTATGATGAGGTAAATGAAGGAATTTGGGATCGTTTAAAGGGACAGGCATCTGGAATTAAGGCTGGACTCAAGCAAGGCATTCAAAATACAGCTACGGGCGTTGCTAATAAGTTTGGAGCTGGTATTACTCCTTCAGGGCAAACAGCTGGCCAGGCTTATGCCAAATCTCAACAAAAATCCATTTTTAATAGCTTTCTGGAAAAAGCAAAAGCAGAAATTGCTGAATTTGAAGCAGATATTCAAAAATTAGGACAGGCTGATATTGCTGCTTTAAAAGCCTCACATCCTGAAATTGAACAGGCCATTAAATCTTACAAACAATTGATGGTTTATCTCGGAGGACAAAAAGGCAACATAAACAATCGGATTGTTAGTTGACAAAAATGATTTATAAAAGACATTTAATACATCACAGGTAGACCCACCCAAAGCGTCATAGCGGGGCTTAGTAGTAAGATAGATAAACAGGGCCTGGGATTCATAAATCAACAACATTTCTCGAAGTGCGTTAATTACGTGACCGTTGTCTGGTATTCTACCAGGACCGCTCAAGCCAGCCCTTATAGGACAACCGAGGGGGCATATTAATCATAGGATTTTTTGAAGCTTGTTAACCCGACTGAGACTCGTTTTATACGGAATATCAAAGATCGGAGGTTTT